CACTGAACAAACCAATGAGAGGTGATGTAAAGAAATTCAAAGTGTATGTCAAAGATCCAAAAACAGGCAACGTTAAAAAAGTAAACTTTGGACACGGCGGCAGTTCAGCAAGAAAAGCCGGACAGAAAACAATGAAGATTAGGAAGTCAAACCCCAAAGCAAGAAAAAGTTTTAGAGCGCGTCATAATTGTGCCAACCCAGGACCAAAGACCAAAGCAAGATATTGGTCTTGTAGAAAGTGGTAAAATGAAAATTAACGAAGTAGTAGGAATCACAGAAGAACAATTTGAAAAACTAGCAGAGAAAAAAGATGCCTGCTATCACAAAGTCAAAGCAAGATATAAAGTTTGGCCTTCGGCCTATGCCTCTGGTGCTCTAGTGCAGTGTCGTAAAAAAGGTGCGGCCAACTGGGGTAACAAGAGCAAAAAATGAAACTATACGAGTTAATTGAAAAATTAGATCCCGAAGAACAGTATTGGCAAAATCCAAATCCCGATACCATGTGGGTAACGGACAAATTGATCCTGGCCAGCAAAATGGGTTACAAATGTGGGCCTGCAGGAATAGATGTACCTGAGTCTGGACACTATTGTGTGCGTCCTGTTGTGAACGCATACGGTTTAGGTATAGGTGCCAAGAAAATGTACATCGAACAAACAACCACACACATACCACCAGGTTTCTTTTGGTGTGAATGGTTCGAAGGCAGACATCTTAGTGTTGACTACAAACAAGGTGAACAAAATTTGTGTGTTGAAGGTTTCAAAGCAGAAGACACATTTACCAAATGGGACAAATGGATTAAAACAGAGGATCAAATGCCAATGCCGGATGTGATTAAATCTGCTGTGGCTGAACATGATGTTGTCAACTGCGAATTCATTGGAGACAAGTTGATCGAAGTGCATCTTAGACATAATCCAGATTTTGAAGGAGATATCAACGAGTTTATTCCTGTTTGGGAAGGACAAGACACTACTGCTCCAGAAGGCTATAAATACAAAGAGTACCCAGATGTACATGGAAGAATTGGAGCATTTATAAAGTGAAGATTTTAGAAATCACAACATTACAAGAAAAAGCATCATACGACAATTGGGATCACCAAGAAAGTGCATCATATTCAAAATATTTGGAAAAACACTTTGGTGCACCAGATGAATTCACAGACGAACAAACTGTTTGGCACGGCATTGATGGATTCAAAAGAGTAGTATGCAGAGACGAATATATTCTACATGGATCGCCAGCACCACACTACGATTTTGTGTACTCATATATTGATCTAGAGGTGCCTGAAGATCTATCAGACGAATTAGCCAAGTGTTCTGGAAGTATTCTAATTGATCATCTCAAAAATGAAGTTGGTGCTAGATGTGGATCATTAACTGCCAACGCTGTCACACTGAATTTTTGTTTGGATGTAGTTGCTGGCAGAACAGAGCCAACCAAAGACGAATACGAAAAAAGAATATTAGAGATGAAAGCCATGTTTGATCGAGGTGAGAAATACGAATTGGAATGGTGGCCAGATGAGGCAGGTGATGCAGACCCTAACAATCCTTTCTACAAGGAAAACTATGAAATCACCGCAGAAGGCACAAGATGTTGGAAAGGCTATATGCGTAAAGGATTCAAAACCATGTTTGGAAAGAGAGTTCCCAACTGTGTGAAACGTGAAGGCAAATACTATGTCAATGACATGTTTGGCGACACTGTGTTTGAATCTGAACACAAACAGGACGCTGTTGACTTTCTAAAACAAAACTATGCAGATTTGAAAACGTGTACAGTACACGGAATCACAGAGTCACATCACTCAGGACTACGTGCTTGGTTCGGCAAAGGCAAAAAAGGCGGAGCAGGTGGTGGTGGCTGGGACCGATACAACACAAAAGGTGAACGTATTGGCAAGTGTGGTGACAGGAAAAAAGGTGAAGGAAAACCAAAATGTTTATCAAAAGCCAGAGCCGCGTCACTGAGAGCATCTGGTGGTAAAAAAGCCATTGCGGCCGCAGTAAGAAGAAAAAGAAGAAAAGATAAGAATCCAGAGAGACGTGGTAAAGCCATAAACGTATCCAATAAGAAAAAGAAAAAATAATTGACTCTATAATCAAATTGTTATATAGTATACACTAACAAGGAGAAATTATGGCAGTAAGAAACTTCAACGAAGCAGAAAAACAAAAATTAATTCAAATCATTTCGCAAGGATCACAGGTATTAGGTGAAGTTGACGATCTCAGAGCAGGTTTAAGAGACACTGTAAAGGCAATTGCAGAAGAACTTGAACTGAAACCAGCATTGATCAACAAAGCAATATCAGTGGCACACAAAGGCAACTATCAAAACATTGCTGACGAAATGGACACACTAGAAAGTATATTGAACTCAGCCGGCAAACTTTAATGTACAAATTACTCAAAGAATTTTGGGTAACAAGTTATAAATCAGACAAGTTGGCCTTTTACCTTGAAGTATTCTCGGTAACAGTTACAATTGCAGGTTCTTATCTACTAACTTTTACATCACCAGGCCCAGACATGCGTTTAATATTTCCACTGTACTTGATGGGATCAAGCACATTGGCAGTGGCGGCATGGCGTAGAAGAATAATTTGGACTTGCACTTTGGGGTCCTGGTTTACTATAATGAACTTGATAGGCAATTATAGAGTTTTTATTTTATGAGTTACATAGACGCTTTATATAAAAAAGACGAAGATAAAATTTACGTGGTAGAACGTGACCCTAAGAAAGGTCGTGTGTTCGTAGAATATGACGCAAGGTATGTGTTCTACTATCCAGACGCAAGAGGCAAACACAGATCAATCACTGGAGAACCATTGCAAAAAGTCCAGTGCGCCACTCAGAAAGAATTCATAAAAGAGCAACGCATAAGATCAAACAAGCAACTTTATGAACAAGATATCAATCCAGTATTCAGATGTTTGGAAGAGAATTACTTGGGTAAGGAAACTCCAAAACTGAATGTGCTGTTTTTTGATATTGAAGTGGACTTTGATCCCGATAGGGGTTATTCCACAACAGATGATCCGTTCATGCCAATTACTGCCATTAGTTGTTATATGGGATGGACGGATCAATTAGTTACATTTGCGGTGCCACCAAAGACATTGAGTATGAAAGAAGCACAAATATTAACACAGAGATTTGATAACACAGTTCTGTTTGAAAAAGAAAAAGATATGCTTGACGCATTTTTACAACTTGTAGACGAGGCTGATATTTTGTCAGGTTGGAACAGTGAAGGGTATGATATTCCATACACAGTTGGAAGAATACAAAAAGTGTTAAGTTCAGATGACACAAGACGTTTGTGTTTCTGGGGAGAAAAACCAAAGAAAAGAATATTTGAAAAATATGGCAAAGAAAACCTAAGTTATGATTTAATTGGACGTGTGCATTTGGACTTGTTAGAACTTTATAGGAAATACACATACGAAGAACGACACAGTTTCAGATTAGACGCAATAGGAGAACATGAATTAGGTGAAAAGAAAACAGTGTACGAAGGATCACTAGATAATTTGTACAACAACGATTTTGGTTTGTTTATAGAATACAACAGACAAGACACAAATTTATTGGCAAAATTAGAAAAGAAATTGAAATTCATTGAACTGGCCAATGAAATTGCACACCAGAACACTGTGCTACTACAGACAACCATGGGTGCAGTTGCAGTAACAGAACAGGCCATAGTCAATGAAGCACACAGACGAGGCATGATTGTGCCAGGAAGAAAATACAGAGACAAAGATGCTGAGCCTGTAACGGCGGCTGGTGCATATGTGGCCACTCCCAAGAAAGGCCTGCACGATTGGATAGGATCCATTGACATTAATTCGCTGTATCCATCCGTGATTCGTGCTTTGAACATGGGTCCTGAAACAATTGTTGGACAAATACGTCCAGTGATTACATCAGCAGAAATTAACAGAGCCAAACACGCCAAAAAATCATTTGCGGCGGCTTGGGATAATCAATTTGGCAGTTGGGAATATCAAGCAGTGATGAACAAAGAAAGAGGCACAGAACTGATTGTGGACTGGTCCGACGGAACTAGTGTGCGTATGAGTGCGGCACAGTTGTATGATGTGGTGTTTGACGGAAACAACAAATGGATGTTGAGTGCAAATGGTACAATATTCACATATGAATTTGAAGCAATTATTCCTGGACTACTAAAACGTTGGTATGCAGAACGAAAAGAAATGCAAAAGAAAATGCACGACGCGGGAGATAACGAGATAGAGCGAGAATATTGGGACAAAAGGCAACTTGTGAAAAAAATTAATCTTAACAGTTTGTATGGCGCAATATTGAATCCTGGGTGCAGATTCTTTGACATGCGTATTGGACAATCCGTCACACTGACAGGTAGATGTATTACAAAACACATGGCCAGTAAGGTAAACGAGATTGTAGCAGGCAAGTATGATCATGTTGGTGAAAGCATTATATACGGTGATACAGATTCTGTGTATTTTTCCGCACACAAAACTTTGGCTAAGGAGATCGACAATGGCCAGATTCCATGGTCAAAAGAAAGTGTGGTCGGACTGTATGATCGAATAGCAGACGAAATCAATACATCTTTTGCTGGCTTTATGAGCAAAGCATTTCATTGTCCAACCACAAGAGGTGCAGTGATCAAAGCAGGTCGAGAACTGGTTGCACTTAAAGGATTGTTCATAACCAAAAAAAGATATGCTGTGTTATACTATGACAAAGAAGGTGAACGTGTTGACACTGCGGGCAAAGAAGGCAAAGTGAAAGCAATGGGTCTCGATCTAAAACGTTCAGATACTCCTGTGTTTGTACAGGACTTTTTAAGTGATATATTGTATCAGGTATTGACAGGCTCTTCCGAAACAGAAGTGCTACAATCTATCACAGACTTTAGATCAGATTTCAAAGCAAGACCAGGTTGGGAAAAAGGGTCTCCAAAACGTGCAAACAACATTACTGAATACTGGGAGAAAGAAAAGAAGCAGGGCAAAGCCAATATGCCTGGACATGTTAGAGCCAGTATCAATTGGAACAACTGCAAAACTATGTATGACGACAAATACTCTTTGCCAATCACAGACGGAGCAAAAGTAATTGTGTGCAAACTAAAAAACAATCCTTTAAACTACACATCAATTGCATATCCTGTAGATGAACTGCGTATTCCAGAATGGTTCAAAGACATGCCTTTTGATGCTGATGCAATGGAGCAGACTATTTTAGATCAGAAATTAGATAATTTAATTGGTGTGCTAGGATGGGACGTGCAATCTACTGAAACCAGTAATACATTCAACAAACTGTTTGAATTTTAAATAAAAAAAATATGTCAGATCTGAAAAAAATCTATATGGATGCTCTATCTAATCACATTTGGAACTATGATGCCCAATATGACACCAAGTTTGAGCAAGGACACAAACAAAGACAACACTTGATAAGATTAATCAATGAGATATACGAGTTAGGACACAATCCTGAAAAATTGTTCTATGAACACTGTCCCGAGCATTTGTACGCATACTCCGCAGATTACGATATACGCACATCATGGGAAGAATACAAACTGCACTTAGATATTTTGCAAGAAGAAAGACGTGCAGAATATAATAAAAATGTTAAGCATTGAAGAAATTAAATTATTAATTGATAAACTTGAAAAACTCAAAGGTTCTGACTTTGACAAATTAATAAAAGATAATTTGAAAATTTTAAAAGACATTGCCACCACCGTTGATGCATACAATAACGAGCAGATAAATCGATTAGACAAAACACTAGAATGGTTCAATCACGATCGAAAACACAAAATTAGCCAACCTTTTGTGGATGACACTTTGTTTAAACAAGTTCAACAAAAAATTTATCAATTTGGTAGGAGTAACCATTACAAAAGTTTAGAAATAGGCCCCGGCAACGGAATGTTTTCAACCAGTTTTAAAGCATGGGCGGCCAATTATTTTATTGATATCACCAACGGAGTTGAAATACCCATTAGGAGAATGTTTCCAAGACAGCATCAAAAATATTTGACATTTTATAAAACCAGAAAGCATGACTGTTACAATATACCACAGGCCAGTTGTAATTTTGTATTCAGTTGGGACACATTTGTTTTTTTCACCCAGAATCATATTCAACACTATCTACACGACATTCAAAGAATCATGATTCCAGGAGCATATGGTTTTATACACTATGCAGACTGCCATTATGATCAAGATCTACAACTTGCCAAACGTGGTTATTGGAACTATAACACCAAAGATGCCATGCAAAAACTCATAGAAGACGAAGGATACCAGGTTGTGGAAATGAACAGTTTTAGACCCACTGCCAGTTATGCCATTTTCCGTAAGCCTGGTAAACAAAATCCTGTGCAGTATAAAGTTTTTGATTTTGTACTTGATTAAAATCTAAATACATCGTATAATAAAAACATTATGATAGATATCTTGAGAGACATAGTCAAGCACACGCATGGCTTGGGATTTTTGGATCTTGTGAAAATCACTGGTACCAGTGACGAAACCACTATTGATTCAATGGCTGAAGACAGATCAGTTATCTTGCAAGGATCTTTTCACAAAGCACAAACTGAAATGGACGGTACGTTTGGAATGCCACAACTTGGCAAACTGGACATACACTTAAAATGTCCAGAGTATAAAGACAAAGCAAAAATAACTGTACTAAAGGGCGAACGTAATGGCGCTCAAGTTCCAACAGGCATACACTTTGAAAATGAAAAGGGTGACTTCAAGAACGATTACAGATTTATGAATGCTGAGATTATCAACGAGAAACTTAAAACTGTGAAGTTCAAAGGAGTTAAGTGGGACGTTGAAATTGAACCAACAGTGGCTAGTGTGCAAAGATTCAACTTTCAATCTGTGGCAAATACAGAACATAATTCG